TTCCAAGTGGTGGTATCTGAATGACAAGCTCCATCGCGAAGATGGACCTGCTATTGAACGGGTAGATGGCTCTAAATGTTGGTATCTAAATGGAGAAGAAATAGATCAATTGGTTTTCTGGGTCACTACCAAGGAACGAATGAAGGAAACTTCTTGACATATACCCCTTCCAATGCTATACATGAGTTCTCTTAAACACATAAAAAGAGAGAAAAGAAAGAAAATGAAAGTATTCCTAATGTTCGCGAGTATTCCTCTCGCGTTGTTTATCATGTTTTTCGGTCTTCCACATTTGTTTGCGGGTTTAATCAACTCACATACAGATGCGGGGCTTATCGCAATGGTCATGCTGGCTTGCGGTATTGTCGGTTTTGTTGCCAGCAAAGTGTATAACCTCGTAAATAAGGAAACTAAGAATGAAAATTCGTAATGCAATTCTACTCGGCGCAGCCGCACTTTCTCTTGCCGCATGTTCTCGGGTTGAACCTGGCCATGTTGGCATTAAGGTAAACAATCTTGGTTCTGATGCTGGTGTACAGCCAGAAGCACTTGGTGTTGGTTATTACTTCGCAGGTCCGGGCACCAACATCTATGAATACCCGATTTATACCAATACGTATGTTTGGACTCAATCCGCACATGAAGGCAAGCCTATTAATGAAGAAATGACCTTCTCGGATAAGAATGGTCTTCAGGTCACCGCTGATGTTGCTATTAGCTATCACGTTGACCAAGGATTGGCTCCTAAGCTGTTTACTACATACCGTGCAGATATGGATGCTATTCTTGCCACACAGGTTCGGCCCGCCGTTCGTGATGCCCTGAATAAGGTAGCAGGTAACATGACCGTAGAGGAAATCTATGGACCTAAGCGCGCCGAGCTTATTGATGCCGCACAGGCTCGTGTGCAGGCTATCTTCGCTACAAAGGGTCTGGTTGTTGAACGTCTGTATTTGGCAAGCCCGATCCGCCTTCCTGATTCAATCATGAAGCAGATCAATTTGCGTATGGCAAACGAACAGGCCGCACTTGCTGCCCAAGCTAATGTCGCAACCTCCGAAGCCGAAGCCCGCGCCCGCATCGCTAAGGCCGAAGGTGAAGCAAAGGCCACCCAGATTGAAGCAGAAGCACTTCGCACCAATCCTGCCATTCTTCAGCAGAAGTGGATTGACAAGTGGGATGGCCAGCTTCCTACCTATGTTGCTGGCGGTAACAGCAACATGATGTTGAATATCCCGAACAAGTAATGCGTAAGATTAGCCTGATCTTGATTGGCTTGTCTGTAATGTTGACGGGATGCGGTTCTGCTCCCGTCAACACTTCTACGGAAAACTCCACTACAACACCAACTGATCCTAATAATCCGGATAGTTTTGAGATTACTCGTATATGTCACGATGGCACCAAAATTTACCATCTCGTCGGCGGTAATGCTAATGGTAGATATGCACTATGGATGGGAAATGGTGACAACTATGCTTGGGTTCTTGTGCCCGAAGGTGCATCTCCTGAATCGGTATGTCTACAATAATTTTTACAAAAAAGTATTGCATTTAATATAAAATGTGATATTATAGACTTATGTGCGTGTGTAGTATAATGGTTATTACAAGTCACTCTAAACGATGGAATGAGAGTTCAATTCTCTCCACACGCACCATTATTCAATAGGAGAAATATAATGACAGAAGCACTCCCAACAATAGTACCGGCAGTAGTGTTCAAAGTCCGAATCCGTGATGACAGTATTGATGGACCAAATCCATATTGTTGGCAGGACGTAACTTCTTACGACTACTTTGGTGGTAAGCGAGTAATTTTGTTCTCACTTCCTGGTGCATTTACGCCAACCTGTTCAACATACCAACTTCCCGGCTTTGAGAACAATTATGAGGCTTTCCGAGAACTTGGAATTGATGACATTTACTGCATTTCGGTGAATGATTCATTTGTAATGAACAAATGGGCAGCAGACCAAAACATTCAGAATATAAAATTTATTCCTGATGGTTCTGGTACTTTTACCAGTGCAATGAATATGTTGGTTTCCAAGGAAAATCTTGGTTTCGGCGTTCGCTCGTGGCGCTATGCTGCAATTATTAATAACGGCGTGATTGAAAAGTGGTTTATTGAGCCGGGTATTGAGCATAATTGTGCGACCGACCCATATGGTGAATCATCGCCCGAGAATATTCTTAAGCATCTTCTTTCGCAGCAAGGATAATTTATGAATATGGTATTATGGTTGCTGATCGCCTTGCAGGTCAAGCACTTTATTTTTGACTTCTATTGGCAACCACCAGTCATGTGGCAAAATAAAGGAACATTTGGACATTGGGGTGGAATCTCCCATTCATACTTCCATGCATGTGCTACATTTATTATTGTTTCTTGTTTCTTGCCAATCAATAGTCAATTGGTTTATTTTATTCCTCTGTGTGAATTTGTCGTACATTATATGACAGATTGGGCGAAAATGAACATCAATCGCATTAAAGGTTGGGGTCCCACGACACATAATCAGTTCTGGCAGTTGACTGGATTTGATCAGCTTATACACCAACTGACATACGTAGCAATTATTGTAGCAGTGTTTCAAAATAACTAAATACCTATAGCGGACCTGTAATCATATTCCGCTTCCGATGACACGAAAACAGGACGGGCTGTGCTCACGGGGTTTTGATAGTTTCCTGACACAAAAATAACTATCACCAAACTAAGGAATAATTTATGCTTATCATGCCACTATTGGTATACAGATTTAGAGTAGTTTTAGATGAAAACATCGACCCAGAAGCAATATTTAGTAAAAACATTGAGAACATTGTTGCGGATTATAAGAATAAAACATTAGAACTTACGGTCAGACAACCATCTACTGATGAAAATATGTCACAGATAATTAATTATTTGTGCTCATCAGATTCATCTATTATTAGAGTTGAGGGACTGTCCGGGGGTACTGAACCAGAATTCGCTAATGAATATATTTCTTGTTCTGTAGAAAAGCATAGATTTGCGCTCGCATACGGTATATCAGACGCGGCAAAACATGAACTTAAGATTAAATATGAAACATTTTATACCACAAAATGTACAAAAAAGGAGAAAGAAAATGGCATAGATTGAATATTCTAGTATTATAGATAAATATATTATTATGTTCAAACCTACCATTTTTTATATTAAACGTCATAGCCTAACCGGTTTAAAGTATTTCGGAAAAACTACCAATCTAATGGTAACAAATGGTCGTTACAGGGGTGGAGGGAAATATTGGAAAACCCATATCAAAAAACACGGTGTCAGATATGTTGAAACAATATGGAAATCGGAAGTTTTCACTGATAAAGATGAATGTGTGATTTTCGGTTTGATATTTAGTAATCTGTTTACAATCGTAGAGTCATACGAGTGGGCGAACCTAGAACCCGAAAATGGCATAAACGGGTTTGTTCCAGGAAGCCCATCGGCGTTAAAAGGTCGCAAGTTGACCGAGGAACATAAAGAAAAAATTTCAAATTCTACTAAAGGCCGGTCTGCACCGAATAAAGGCTCCCCATCACCACTGAAAGGTAGAGAGTCTCCATTAAAAGGACGAACTGGTAGAGCAATAAAAGGTAAACCTTCTCCAAAAAAAGGATTGCCTAATCCAGGAGCATCCGCAGCAAATAAAAATGTTCCTAAAAAGAAAGTCATTTGTCCGCATTGTAATAAAGAGGGCGGCGTAAATACAATGTATCGTTATCATTTTGATAACTGCAAATTAATTGAAAAAGGAGTTAATTGACATGTCATAGATTTTAGAATTAGCATGTAAAGATTTAGTGTTCCATTTTAATAAAGGGCACTTAACTGATCCTACCATCCCTATGTGGGTAGTAAAAACACAGGGAAAATCCTTCTACGTAGAACACGTAGACTGTAGTAGACCGTGGTCTACCAAAGAAACCCCAGATAACCCATCAACCAAAGGCAGTATCAAAGTCAAAGACTGTCTTCTCGTTATTGATGAGGAAAACTGTGCCAACATCACCAAACTTATGGAACATGATAAGATTCGTCTTCGTAATGAAGCGAAAGGTATTACGCGAATCGTGTATACGCGTAACGGTAAGAAAGATGTTGAAAACGCAATTAAACAGTCTAAGATCAAACACGGGACATTCAAGACGATTGGTGGCAGATGTGGTACCACTTTCTATGTAACTGACATCATGAATAAATCGGAACTATCATTCCTGACACTATCAGCGGGTGATAAGTTTCGTGTCCTTATGCCAAATGAAAAACAATATCAAGATTATGATGATTTAAATCATGATCCGGATTGGTATTGGAAACAAATGAATGAGCACGATGAAGAAGATTAAGTTTCACGTATCTTGGGATGCCTTTCGCGAAGTCAACACCGCGATCAGAAATTCAGGTGTAAAATACTATCCATATGTGAGAGCGGGCGGAGGATATCATATTACTATTGAGCCAGCAGATCACCCAATTGTTTCATATTTAACTCTGGTTCATGATATTAAAGTTCTATCTTATTTTGAATAAATACTGTTGTAATCGGAGCCTTCATGTCAGTCATTATTTTATCTAAACGTTTAGAAGAATACGAAAATCACCGTCTTCTTGAAAGTTTCGCGCATCACGATATAGATGCAAAGATCACTCATCCCGATAAATATGACATAGTAGTAAACCAAAGTGCCGAAACCGGTATCAAATATGAAGGTTCTGCAATTGAAAAACCAAAATTGTTTTTGACTCGTACTGGATCGGGAACAAATGGTTTTGCAAGAGCACTGATCCGCCAATTTGAACAAGAACAGATTCTCTGTGTAAACTCTGCCGATAGTATTGAAATTGCAAAAGATAAACTCAGAACATCTCAGATTTTATCAAGTAATCATATTCCTATTCCAACAACCATGCTCGTTCGCTTTCCGGTTGATATTGGTCTTGTAGACAACAAAATAGGATGGCCATGCATTGTTAAAGTTTTGAACGGTAGTTATGGTGAAGGTGTATATCTTTGTGAACGAAAAAAAGACTTTAAAAAGTTGATGGAATTTGTTGAAAGTTTGAGTAGTGCAAAGACATTGCTTGTGCAGGAATACGTAGGACACCGACCCGGAGAAGACCTTAGGGTATTTGTGGTTGGTGGTAAAGTAATTGGGGCAATGAAACGCGTTGCTCCAGTCGGTGACTTCCGCGCCAACATTTCAAATGGTGGACACGGAGAACGCTTTGAGGTCACCGACGAAATTGATTATATTGCTCGTGAAACAGCAAGAGTTTGTGGATTGCAAATTGCGGGTGTTGACTTGTTATTTGCTGAAAATGGATATAAAGTTTGTGAAGCCAATTCAGCACCCGGATTTGAAGGATTTGAAAAGTATTGTGGCGTAAATATTGCAGATCACATTGCTGAGTTTGTAAGATTTAAATTGAATGGGATTAATTCATAACATGCCAAAAATGTATACAAATAAGAGAATCGTAGAAACAGAAGACAATCTACTTCCGCTTCCAAAACAAACTGATTCTGAAAAAAGAATCAAGTATCTTGAGGAAAGAGTGAGAGTACTAAGTGAGCAGGTTCATCGCATGGCATCAGCACTTGAGCTAAACAACAAAACTATTCGCCGTCAAGGAAGCAACATCAACACTTTGGGCAATGCTTTACGTAGTAAAAATGGGTAAGTCATATAAAGCATAAATATATCTGATAATACTAACGCGAATTAAAACAGTGGGCACTTATTCCGTGTGCCGTTACAATAGTATTATCGTTCATCAAAAGGACGATAATAACTATGAACAATATACCGTATACATATCTAATAGGATGGTCAACACATAATCTCTGGTATTATGGAGTTAGATATGCAAAAGATTGTCACCCATCTGATCTTTGGGTTAAGTATAAAACCTCTAGTAAATATGTTGACAATACTGTATCTCTATATGGAGAGCCTGATGTTGTGCAGATAAGACGGACATTCACATCTGAAAAAAAGGCTAGGATTTGGGAAGAAAAGGTCCTTCG